CGAAGCTCTGGCGACATCAATACATCCCTAGGGAATTGTATTTTGATGTGCGCCATGGTTTGGGCGTATACCAAGGAGTTGGGGGTCGATGTTGAATTGGCCAACAACGGTGACGATTGCGTCGTGTTCATGGAGCGGCAGAAGGAGGCGCTTTTCAAGCGCCGTCTTTCTGAATGGTTTCGCATGCGCGGTTTCGCCATGACAGTGGAACCGACGGTTGATGAGTTTGAGCAGATAGAGTTCTGTCAGACACATCCTGTCGAATTGAGCACTGGATGGCGGATGGTCAGGAACATTAAAGCGGTCTTTGAAAAGGACCCAATGTGTCTCCTGCCAATCGCAAATGAGAAAGCCTTGAGGAAGTGGCTTGATGCAGTAGGAACGTGCGGAGGCACCCTGTGTAGTGGGGTTCCCGTACTTGAGAATTTCTACGCAGCCATGAGACGGTACGGCGTTCACAGCGGCAATATGATAGAGGAGGTATACAAAGGACGATCGCAATTACAGCTTGCAGATGGGTTACAAACAGCTAGAATTAATGACTGGGCACGAGTGAGTTTCACTTATGCTTTTGGAATCAACCCCGATGAGCAGCGCGAGCTGGAGCGATATTTTGATGCATTGCAACTAGACCTCAACATGGAACAGGCGATCGAGCGAGAAGCTCTCGTCATCAACCCGGGGGTTAACATATTAGACGAGTTCAGTTGCTAATATGCCAATCAAAGTCCAAATCAAGCGCTCGAAGATGCGCACACGTGAAAGCAAGAAGAAGAAGCCACAGTCCCCCACTGCGATCGGTAAGTTGATCCGAGCAGTGGGCAGCGCCGGCGGAAGTTACTTGGGAGGTTATCTGGGAGCACCGACTCTTGGTGGCGCGGCTGGCCACCAGTTGGGTGCGATGGCCTCCAAATGGCTGGGGTTCGGCGACTACACAGTCGCCCGTAACTCCATCCTTACCAAATCAGCCGATGGGATTCCATCAATGCACAAGGAAGATCAAGGAATTGTTCTCCGACACAAAGAGTATGTCGGGACTATCCTCAGTACCCAGGCATTTGCAGTTCAGTACGAGCTGCCCCTGAATCCCGGAATGACAGCGTTCCCTTGGTTGTCGAAGATTGCAGCTCGTTTCCAACAGTATAAGTTTCGTGGCGTAGTGTTTCACTACGTCCCCGCATCTGGAGCAGCGATCGCAGGCACAAATTCGTCCCTTGGCACAGTGATGTTGCAAACAACTTATCGTGCAAGTGACGTAGCACCGAGTTCGAAGGTGGAGATGCTCAATGAATATTGGGCAAATGAAGTGGTTCCATCGGAATCAGCGATACACCCGATCGAGTGCGCCCCAAGGCAGAACCCATTCAACGTACAATTCGTCAGGAGTACCTCAGTCCCCACGGGCGAGTCCATCCTTAGCTACGATCTTGGCAAGACATTCATTGCCACACAAGGTCAGCAAGCAGATGGCTCGTACTTGGGTGATCTGTGGGTTACGTACGAAGTGGAATTGACCAAACCGGTCTTTGCAAGCGACATTACCATGAA